TGTTAGCACATTAACATTATTAGCAATTTGTGACGTGCCTATAGAATATAGAATAACAAGTGGTTCTTTACCACCTAACTTAGTATTACAACCTACTGGTGATATTACGGGAACGGTTGCTTTTCAACCAGGTAATACATTTGCAGATCCAGGCTCTATAACTGAATATACATTTACTGTAAACGCATATGCACCTAATTATCCAATAGTACAAAGTTTGCAAACATTTACATTAAACGTATATCAAGAATTTGCACAACCAACAGATACACTTTATATAACTGCTGCACCACCTCTTTATCAGCATTATATATTAGATCAACTATTAACCAGCACAACTATTATTCCTCCTCAGGCTGTTTATAGACCAAATGATCCAAACTTTGGTGTAGCAACTAATGTAACCTATATGCACGCTTATGGAATATATGCTAGTGACTTTGACCAATATGTAGCAGCAGTTACACAAAATCATTATTGGCGTTATCTAACTTTAGGACAAATCAACACTGCTGTAGCAAAAGACAGCGATGGTAATGTGATTTATGAAGTCGTTTATAGTGAAGTCATTGATAACTTAGTAAACCCAGAAGGAGTAAGTGTTAGTGAGTCAATTGAATGGCCTAGACCAATCAATTTATTTTTAGGACCATGGTATGCTAGTGTTACAGACATATATGCTAGTTATATTTTCCCTGATAGTGACGGGCAACCTACTTATTACACAAGTTTAGATCCAGGTCACGTACAAGAATTATATCCAAACAGTTTACCAAATATGCGTGAAAGAGTAGGACAGGTATTGGGTCAAGTATATGATAGCAACGTCTTACCATTATGGATGACAAGTCAACAAAGCAATGGTAGCACATTAGGATTTACCCCAGCTTGGGTAATATGCTATACTAAGCCCGGTTACAGTCAACAAATTGCGCAAAATATACAGACACTTTGGGTCAACGAGTTAAATCAACCTTATGTATTAAATCAAATCAATTTTGAAATTGATAGATTTACCGTAGACAAAGCACTTACATATGATTATAACAACACATTGGTTCCTCCTGCGTTTACCGATTTACCAAGTGGAACCCCTGTACCTAATCCTCTTAATAGTAAAGATTTTTATGTATTGTTCCCAAGAAAAACTATACTCCCAAATCAATAATACTAAATACATTACGGAAACAAATAAATGAGTACAATTAACACAAACGGAATCAATGTAAATTATCCAGTACCGGGGCAGAATCAAAGTTCTCAGGGATTTAGAGACAACTTTAGTTCTATTGTAACTAATTTAAATACTGCTGCTACTGAGATTACTGATTTACAAAACAATGCTGTATTAAAATCAGCATTGGCTAATACTACTCTTAACAATAACATGGCTAATACACTTATTAGCAATGCAAGCACACGTAGTTTTAGAGCGACCACATACAATTTAGGCAATGCATTAGCAGGCACTGTATTAGTAAACGCAAGTTTAGGTGATGTTCAATACGGTACAGTATCGGCAAATACAACGCTTCAGTTTGGTAGCTGGGCTCCAACTGGCACACAACAATCAATTCAATTACAATTAGCAGTTAGCAATGCTAACGCAGTTATTTCATTCCCTGCGTCAGTAGTATCATCAAATAATAATTATGGTGTTACAATTTTAGAAAACTATGCTAATGTTGCCAACGTTGCAACTGTTACAGCTCCATATGGTGTATCGCAGTTAAACTATACAATTACTACAACAGATTGCGGTAACACACTTTATATTACCCCAACTAACAGACCATATCAAACAACTGAAATACAAGTACGTACCCCTCCCCCAACTGGTTTCCCGGGCGACACAGAAGGTACAGTAGCAGTTGGCCCAGGCTATAATCAATTAAACATCGTTTCTACAAACTCAACAGGTAATGTATTTGCTACTAGTTCACAAGATAGTACAGCACAGTTGTTTACCGATTTGCCTGTAGTATTTACAGGTGTATCAATTGATAGCAATGTAACGATTGGTACACAATATTATGTTAGAAACGTGGTAAGTGGCAATACATTTACTGTGTCAACTACAGTTGGTGGTAGTAATTTAGCACTAGCAGGTGGTACTGGTAATATGTATGCTAATCCTGTTAACTATATGTACATTGCTACAGGCAATTTTAATTCTACTACAGTAAGTAAAACAGTAAGTAATACATATTCATCAAACAATGAAATATTATTAAACAATTTAACAAGCTTGGTAGCTAATGCTCCTATTGTATTCACAGGAGATGTGATCGGTGGAATAGTAGCTAATACCATTTATTATATTAAATCTATAGTAAATGGAAATTCAACCGTTACAATCAGTAGCACCCGCTCAGGTGGCACAGCAGGTTCAACATTTGTCTTGACAACTGCCAATACAGGTAGTAATGTATGTACTGCTACTAGCTATAATGGGTCAAATATTTGGACTAGGACTTCACTTAGTTCTTGGTAATCACGATGCATCCTTTTATTGGTGATTTATCAGATAAAAGTTTAGAAGAACTTCAAAAAACTATTTCAAGTCTAACAAATAAGTTAACATTTGCGGGTAGAACAGGAAATCGTGCATTAATAAATCAAATACTTATGGCTCTTGATAATTATAAAGCAGCACATGCCGCAAAAATGGATGAAATGGTCAAAAAGCAAAACATAGATTCGCTTATCAACATTCAAAAACAAGTAAAATAATATGGACGTTAGAATATCTAAAACTTTCACGGTTGCAACAGGCCTGCATTTAGACAATAAATTTATGGTAAACATCTATAATTTTAATGTTTCTATGATAGTGTATACTGATAATATGCACGAACAAAATGTTGCAATAGCTAGAATGGACTATTTTATAGAACAATGTTTAGAAGATAGTGTTATAGTATCAAGTAATGATATTGAGGCTATTCAAAAATATCAAAATGCAGGTATTAAAATTTGCATGTCTCCTGAAGAACCATACGACCAGATCGTAGCAATGATATTATTACAAAAATTAAATGCTATTATGGAAGGGAAATTACACATCACCGATATTGATTTTGGTTCTGCTATTACATCAGGTATACGATTCCAATTAACTATCGAAATGGCTGAAGCATTAGTATCAGCAAAAGGCTGGTGGAATAAACCAGATATATCTACAGTGGATGTGCTTAAAAGTAAAGATAATATTGTTAAACTATTTGACCCTAAACCTTGGGAAAAAATGGAATTAGGTTGGAAAGAAAAAGTTGACAAAGACACAGAATAATATTATACTTGATCTATGAGAACAGATTCGTATGGTCAATTAATATTTAATGAAACAGATTTATTAAATCTTTATTATACTAATCCAGAAATTAAACTTAACAACGTATTAGTAGAAAAATCAATACAATTTAGTAATGACTTAGAATTGGTTGATATTCCCAAATGTATCGAATATCAATTAACTAATATTTCCAAAAATGAATTCGATAAACAATTACAAAATAATTGGTTTATCCCAAATGAATATTTAAATATGGATATTGCACAGTGGGTATTAGACCAATGTAGTGATGATAGTGAATTACAACGTGCTGGACAGGAATTGTTGATGTATCAGGAACGTAATATGTTTACACTATTAAAATATTTAAAATATCTAGTAGATACTATGCGCCAAAACAATATAGTTTGGGGTGTAGGCAGAGGTAGTTCTGTTGCTAGTTTTGTATTATTTCTCATAGGGATTCATAAAATAAATAGTTTATATTATGATCTTCCCATAGACGAGTTTTTAAAATAGGAGAATTTTATGGCGATTTATAGAAGCGCACAGGGTAAAAAAGTAGACATGGCTGCAATCATGGCTAAAAATGAGAAAACCAGAGCAGTTGGTTTACAAGCCAAAGGTGATGGTAAAAAAACTACTGGGGTTAAAATGAACGCCAGAGGTGATATCATTGACAGCAAAGGCAATGTAGTTAAATCTATGACACAAAAACGTGCAGAAGGATATGCAGCT